CCCATGTTGAACTCAGATATGAGCCAGTGCTTATTTCTAAGTCATTGTCAGCACCAAAGATAGCTTTGTCGGTATCGCCAAAAGTAACGTTATTGCCATTAGAGTCTAAATCACCACCAAGTTGCGGCGAAGTATCGTCAACCAAATCCTGCATCGCAGAGTCAGCAGTCGTACCCTGAGCTGCGGTAGCGTAGTCAGCAGAATCAAAGGCTTTAACTTGTGCAAGGTTAGTTACCTCGCTATCCATTAACGCACCGGCAGCTTCTACATTGGTTGCATCTGTTACGTCAGCACTGGCTTCAATGCCAGATAATTTAGTTTGCTCTGCATCCGTAAATGCGTTGGTATCTGCATTAGATTCGTATGCAGTTTTAATTTCACCTGCTGTCTGATCAGCAGTCGCTCCTGCCTCAATACCATCTAGCTTTGCGCCATCTACTGATACATCACGACCATCAACGGTTTCACTACCTGTCATTACGATGTTGCCACCGTTCAGAGTGAAGTCACCTGTAATGGTATCGCCGGTATTTAATATGAACGCATCATCTACGTTAAAGGTAGTACCATCTAATGTAATGTTAGTACCTGCGGTATATACAGCGGTTTCAGCAATCTGAGTGAAAGTAATATCAGTGGTGCCAAAGGTAATAGTGCCGGATGTATTCATTACATACAGCTCACCTGCACCCGTATTACCTTCCTTTACAAAGTAAGCATCACCTTCGCCAAGAGCGTCTTGATCTGAAGCACCATAGCTATCAGCATCAGTAGCACGAGTCAATACCCACGCAGTAGAGCCATCGCCTACTGTGGTGACGGTGTAGATACCGTTTTGTGTCGCATCAGTTTGCTCATAAATGAGAACACGATCATTGAGTGACAATGCAATGCCATCGATTGTGATTGCTTCTAATGTGCCCGCATTGGTGAGAGTTGCACCTACACCATCAGTTCCGTTATCATAAGTAACCGTTAAGGCTGTTGGGGATTCAACACGAACAGGCGTATGGTAGTGAATACCTGCGGCTGCAATTGTATCTACATAAGACTTGGTGGCGGCTTGTAAAGAGCTTGTTGGATCGGCGTTTAGTGTCAATGAACCTGTCATTGTACCGCCAGATCGAGCTAAAGCATTATCAGCTGTTGTTCCTTGAGCCGCTGTTGCATAATCAGAAGAGTCAAATGTTTTAACCTGAGCGAGATTTAACACCTCAAGGTCCATTAAGGCACCTGCGGCTTGTACGTTGGCTGTATCTGTTACATCCGCGTTAGCCTCAATACCGTCTAACTTGCTGCCATCAGTTGAAACATTACGTCCATCAACAGTACCTGTTACAGTGATATTTCCGGGAACAGTGAGATTGTCGTTTAATGTAACATCACCTGATGAATCAACACTTATCGCCTCAGTGGAGCCTGTTCTAATTTTTACTGATTCGCCTGTTGTGTTGGTGATATAAAAATCTGTAGTTAAAGCATTAGAAAATCCAACCGCCCCTGCAAGTGTATTTGTTAGGTCTGTAAATTGAATCTCAGCTGTATATAAACCATTAGATTCAGCAAACGTGTCATTTTTAATTTTAATTTTTGGCAGACTGCCTTGCAAAGTGATGGTGTTTTCTGCTGTAATACTGCCATCTATAACAGCATTACCAGAACTACTAATAAATGAATGCCAAGTACCACTGTCATAGATTTTTAACAAATTTGACGTGGTGTTAAAATACATAGCTCCATTAATCAGAGCATCCCCGTCATTATCCACTGTAGGGTCAGAAGACTTAGCACCTAGATAGGTGTCTTGGAATTCATCTAGGATGTCAACGAAATAGACAATAGACGATCCATCGTAATAACCAACCTTGTCATCTGTGAGATTGTACCACAAATCACCTGCACTCAGCTCAGCAGGTTGTGTAGCAGCTACGTAGTAGTTAGCTTGGAAAGCAAGCTGTGCAACATCTAAACCACCAATGGACATAGAGGTGGCATCAATGCTATTTACATTTAAAATATCGTTGTTGTTAAAATCAACGTCATCTTGCAAGCTATTATCTTCACCCACAGGATTGTCACGATAGAGAACTTTGTTGTTCAATTCGTCTTCAATCTGTTGGAACTTGTTGTTGATGTCGTTTACAGCCCCCACCAGAGTAGTCAGGTCTGTTATTGTTATTTTAGCCATGCCTTGTCCTTGGAAACTGAAAGCAATCAGTAGATTGTATATATATAATATATATAAATATTATAATATTTAAATATATTGTTTTTCTCTAAAAAAGAAAAACAATAAATAATTATTATAATAATTATAATTTAAATTATTATACTCTATATAAATAAGATAACAGGTAAATTACAATCTGTCAACACTTTTTTCCCAATATCCCAAAATCCCATGATTTCTAGCAGATTTTTTTTAGTTGCAATGCATTATGAATGAACACCCGACACCCCCTGTGTACCCCAACAGCCGTCTGCCAGTAAATCGGACGACCGTCCTATATGGCAATGTCCATCAGCATATTAGTATATTCGCATATTCTAATATACTATCATCATTAGCATATTATAATATTCTAATATTCTTATGAACACCAGTATTAGAATCTGCTAATATTCTAAATTAGCATATCAGTATATTCTAATATTTGTATGTTAGTGTTCACTAACTTACTAATATGGTGTAATGCTAATACTCTAATATTCGCACTGGCTAATATAAGCATTCCCTAATATAAACATTTGATTATATTAGTGTTTTATAATATTATTATATTGACCTGCGGTCGGCAGTTAGTTAGTAGTTACTAATATTATTATATAATCAATTACTAATATAAAGGTATATTAGTATATGGTGATATTCTAATGTAATTGTCTATAAGAATTTGCTAATATTCTGATATTCTAATATGATTGTGGTGTATTAGAACACACTAATATAGGGTTATAATTGGTGTATTAGTATTTGCTTATATGCTAATTGGCATGGTTTTTGACTATCCACAGGTTATTAACAGCCTAATTTAGTGTTTGCTAATGTTCTAATATGGAGCCTTGTAATCGATTCTAAGCCGTTTTTTCTCAAAAAATAGGGGGGTGTAGGGTTTGGTATTACTTTTCCGAGAAGTCGCTAAACTAACAGGTTATCCACAGATTTATTCACATGTGGATAAGTTATTCACATTTTGTGGATAACTTTTACATACCTTATATATACATGTCAGGGTATATTAGCATTCTCTAATATAAAATTTATTTTAGGGTCATAAAAACATTCAGTGCAAATTGCCCCTTGACAATCCCGAAACCCTCTTTTATATTTATGGCCATGGACGGGGCACGTCGCCCCTGTTTAGAATATAAGGAAACACTAATATGAACACTAAATACCCGGACCTAAGCAATACCTTCTTTTATGATGCGTACTGGTTTAACTTCCAAATGCGTGATAACTACAGCGCACCATCTACTCCATTAGGAAACACTAATATGAGGACCTACTACTTTTTATTTGAACTAATTGACGGTAAATACCATTTCGCTTTTGGTGATTACAATAAAGACCTTGTAAAAGATGAGGCGGCATGCCTAGACAACAAAACCAAATTAGTGCGCGGTTGGGATGAAGAAACCGACATTAACGAAATTCTAGCAGACTTAAATAAGTAAATTAGGAGATACTAAAATGGCTAAAAATATCCGAATCACTAAAGCTAACCAAATCGCAGTAAATGAGATTATCAGCGTTGATAAAGAAATGAGACAATTCGAAGATTGGCGCGACAATGCGCGAGAGCGTGGTGATGAGAAACTTGCTGAGCTCTGGCAGGGTCACTATAAATCAGAGTTACGTACATGGTCCGCTATGATTAACTTGCTCGCAAAAATGAACAACCTTAGTTTTACCGATATGGTGATGTCAGATAATTATCACACTATGCAAGATATCGCAGACGCAAACCTAGATTAACCATTGACAGGGGCAGAAATGCCCCTTACAATAAACTTACTTTCTAACTCAAAAGAGGCATTTAAAAATGTATAAGAATTTTCTTACAGGTATTGAATACACCAACAGCAATTGGGAAACCTTAGCAGAATCAGGGTTTACTAATCCTAACTTCCTAACATTCAAGCAAGCGCAAACAGCGGGCTTGAAAATCAAAAAAGGTTCAAAGGGTATCGAGCTAAAGCGCGTTGTTATCAAAAAACAGAAAGATAAAAACGGGGTTGAGGTTGAGAAAAAACTAATCAAAAAGTTTTATGTTTTCAACCTAGAGCAGACAGAAAAGTTTGAGGAAAAGCCGGTTGAGGTTGAGCACGTTTACCCTAAGCCCGCACCAGAAACAATCACTTTCGAGCACTGCGAAAAAGAAGCTATTGATATGGGCGAGGCAAACGATTGCACAGTAAAAGCCCTAGCCATTGCCGGAAATGTAGCTTATAAGAAAGCCCACGACTATATGCGCCAAGCGGGACGCAGAATGCGCCGAGGATTGCACACTGGAGCCATTGAAAAAGGCTTTAAACTAGCGGGCTTTAAGCTTGTAAAGGTTAAGCATACAGGCAAAACAGCGACAACAATCACGAAAGATTGCGCCAAATCAAAGCGTTATGTTGCTTACACCCGAAACCATATTTTAGCAATCACTAATGGACAGGTACAGGACTGGACAGAAAATCGTCGCCACCGTATCGAAACATTATTCGAAGTAGTAAAAGCATAATTAAACGGGGGCAGCAATGCCCCCATAAATGAGGATTAATAAAATGAAATTAGCAGATATTGAAAAAATTGTTTTTGCAAGTAAAAATGAAATTGGTTTTGCCCCTGAAGCGATTGATGGTGGATATAGTGAGCGCCCAGTTTCTCATTATGAAATTTATGTTGACGATTACAGTAGCACAAACACAAAATATATCCCTAGATTTATTAGTGTTTTTGATTGTTATGATGGTTGGGATTCTATGGATTATGAGGTAGGTGATGGCAAATATGATACCTACGCAGAAGCGTTATTTGCTTGCTATCTTGAAATTAAATGTAGTTAATAATTAAATTCTAATATAGGGGCATAAGCCCCTATTTTTTTGTTTGCGTATATTAGAATATTCTAATATAATAATATACTATCATAATACTATCACAAATTAGCATTTGCTTATATTAGAATTTCCTTATATACTAATGCTGAGTATATTAGCATATTATTATATACCAATATGCCAATACAATCTATATTAGAATCTACTAATATGCTAACATATAAATAATTTATGTGAGGTATAAATATTTTCGTATAGTAATGTAGGGTTTTCCCCTATATACCACAACCTAGAAATATATATACTTATAGTCACAAACTAACTGAACAGGAGCGTAAGCGAATGATTGCATATAGATATCACTTATACGTTAAACGTATGGATTATGACGAGACCATTAACTGGGAACACGTCGCGACATTTCACAAAGCGAAAGGTGCTCGGAAATATATGAGAGCTAACAATAACTTTAATTATAGAATGGATACCGAATATACAAATGGAGATATTGACTCAATAGAATTGAACAGAGGAGACTATTAAAAATGCGTGAAGTTAAAAGAGAATTACATATTGACAGCTTGCTAGGTTTTGAGGTTTATCAGGAATTTAATTCATCATGTAACGTGGAAAATCTATGGTATGACAGACTAGCAAAAAATAATTCAGTGTTAACGGCTTGCCTTGTTTATAAATACAAGCATAATGGCAAGGTTATTCAAGTGATTAACTTAAAATAAAGGGTACACCCAATGAAATTAGATTCAATCAGTTATGCGGCGTTTATTGATGGTCGCGACAATGGTACAATCAAAGATACTGAACAAGAGATTGTGCGTATCGTACAGGAACAAGAGTTAGTAAGTTATTGCAGCGAGTATGGCTGCTACACTTTCGACTATATGGATTTATGCGAGGATTAATAAATGAATCACTTAGAACAAAATGATAAAATTAGGGCTTACGTTAAACAGGCAAGGGAATCAGGCGCACCCGCAAACCTAATCACTAAATATGAAATTTACGCTTGTTTTTCTGATGATGGTGCGGCATTAAAAACTTTTTACGAATGGTTGAGGAGCTAAGAAAATGAACTTAAAAGAATTTACTCAGGCTTTATATAAAGAATTAGCGTTTTATGGTTTTACTACTAAAGATTTTCCAAGTAGCGGACAGCTAGAGTTAATCTATCGCTATACTAAGGGAGATATCGGTGAAGCTTACGGGGTATGCTGCGATATAAACGCGGGTTATAGCGTTGAAGAAGCTTTAGATTTAGATAACAATTATCTTGTATCACAATATAGATAAGGGAAAAACAATGACGCATTCAGAATATTTAGAAACACTACGCCCAATTATTCCAGAAGGTGAACGACTACGCTTCCAAGGGTTACAAGGTGAAACTTGCATTGCTTGGATTGATCAAGGTGAGGTAAACTATCGGGAATTCTGGTCAGCATACGCAGCAAACAAATGGTTAAAGGATAATGCAAAATGAGCAAGATTTTAAACTATAATCCAAATGAATTATTAGCAGATATTCAGAAACGTATTAATCAAATTGTTTCTAATAACGAGCAAAACAAATTTAAAACAGAGCTAGAGGGTCTTTACGATTCAAAGAAAGAGTTAATCGATTTAATTTTATTAAGAAATAATTTCAAATAACTATTGACAGGGGCCGCATTGCCCCTTAGAATAAACCTACAAACTAACAAAAGGACATTTAAAAATGGCAAAGTATAGAGATATATTATTTGATTCAGTAAATGAAGGTCTAATTTCAGAACGTGATCTACTGAATGAAATCCTTCAGTATTTATCTGAAAATGATTGCGAAGATATTGCGCACACCTTAGAGCTAACAGAATTATTTTAATGGAGCATTTAAAAATGAAACTAACACCAATCGCATCAAACATGACAGAAGTAAAAACAGCAGGTGGAAGCGTTGTATTATTCAGCTACTCGACACCAGTAGCAGCATTGCTACCTAGTGGGCAATACTGGCGCACCAAAAAATGGTATAGTGTAACCACAACACGCCACATCAACAAATGGCTAAAAGGCGTATTAGCTAACGTTGAAGAAGTAGAACAGGAACAAATTGAAGGTTTAGTTTAAGGGGTATAACATGAAAGAAAATACGGCATTTCATTTATTGAGAGAGGCAGCAAACGCGGGTTATACATTCACGGTTGCAGGTCTTGAGGGATGGGAAGAAGGCATTATTGATTATGAAGGTAGCGATTGGCAAAAAGCTTTTGACGCTACCAAGTATGAAGGCGCAGCTAACGTATGGATTAAAAAAGATGGTCAGAAAGAATGGGCGTTAATCATTCACCTAAATGACCCTGACGAAAGCCTAAGTGATTGCACGGCAAACGGATGGATTGATCGTTGGTGTGACATAACAGACTTCGGTCAAAAATACAAGCCTTTATCTTGGAACAGCATAGAGGTATAATACTATCATAGCGCACGGATGCGCTAACATTTAGGAGTAAATCAAATGACATTAACAGACAAAGAACGAAAGCAATTGCAACATGAATTATATATGGACGATTGCAAACCACATTTAATTATGGCATTAAGCGATGAAGAATTATTACGGATTGTGGAGAAAAACAGAGCATTCCATAACCCGTCACCATTACCAGATGAATACTGGCACTCAATGAATAAGGATTGATTAATGAAAGATTATTATGTTACAATTGATTTTGAACCTATTACACTTTACGTTGAAGCTGATAAATGGGAAGATGCTTTAGTAAAAGCACATGAAGAAATGACAGATAAACAATATCAGCCTGAAGATTGGTGGATTGGTTATGCTGAAGATGAAGAAGGAGACGAGGTTTACTCGGTTTAATTATGGCAACATTTGCATACACACGTATCCATAATGAATTATATATGGTGTACTATGACGGAAAACAAATCGGCGAGATTGATAGAGATCACGGTGAGTATTGGCAAATCACTTTTAGAGGTGACAGGATTGAGAATGTATTTATTCAAGATTTACGCCAAGCTAAAACATTTATTGAAAACATGGTGAAAAGGGGGTGGGCTAATGATGACACGCAAGCAGCTGATGGAGTGGCTTAAAACATGCCCTGATAAAGTGTGGTTACATAGCTTTGACAATGTAACACATTATGCTACAATCACATTTAAATACAAAGATGATGAGGTAGAGGATGAGATTCACACCACCAGAGATTCCGATAACTGAGGACAAAAGACTTGACTATCTACCGCACCTTGTGCGAAGATATACACAGCTAGTCATTGACGCAGATTTTGACGATGACCCAAAGCTAAAACACTATGAGCAAATGCTCAAATATTACAAGTATTTAATTAATGAGGGACATACTTATGAACCAAAATTTTGAAGTAGAATATTTCCAAACGCCTGACAAATGGTTTAAGGTGGTGTATAATGGAATCGAAGAAGGTAAGATTGCTATGGGTAACACACGCGGTATGTTACATGATGCAGCAGTAGCAATTGACAACGATGATGTTCGATCTGTTATTATTAACGATTCAGATGGTGGACACATCATCCTAAAGGGGTAAACATGATTAAGTCACAACAAGAACTTTTTGAGCAATACATTGACAGCGAAGATTTCGTTAATGATTGCCGACAAATGGCTGAAGATATGCTAACAGACGATGCAAGCCTCATAGAGTCTACATTCGCCGATTATTCGTGGGACGTGCTCGACTATTCAAATCTCTTTAAAGAGCCTGACAACTTCTTACAGGACGCGAGAGAGATGTGTATTGACTATTGGTCAGAGTCCGAGCAAGTGATCAAAGAAGTAGTTAATAAATGGCACGAATATGACCAAGAAATGAGGGAGACTTTTCACTAATGAATGAAACAAGACAGAACTTTTATATTGCAGTGTTAAATCATCACCTTGAGGAATACCGCAACGGACAAACAAGCGCGAACGAATATATGGTACACGTTAATGATATCTATGACAAGGTTGTTGAGGAAGCAGGAGAGGATGACAGCTTGCATGGATTAGTGTATCAGCTAGAACAGCACATGGACTACATCACTGGGCAATTAACTTCGGAGAATGAGCATTGACAGAGACTAAGCAGGTACTACTAGGTACACTTGGCATCTTAGCTCTTAGTCCTTTTGCAGTAGTTTATTTACTTTACAGGTTATTGACATTCAAAGAATAATGTGTTATTTTAATTTAAATTATTATTATATTAATAATATATTATATTATTATATATAATATAAATTATTATAAAGGAAAATTATGAACTTTACAATACAAAAAATTGCTAACAGCTACTATTGCCAGAATGACCGTAATGGCTTAGAGATTGTACTCGATGATGAGCTGCAGCTTAAAGTTGCAATCAAACGAAACAATGATTCAATCTATGAGTTTTATTCGCCAACCAAAGAAGAAGTTGACGCTTGCGTTGAACTAATCAAGAGCATGGGAGTCTAATGCATGCAAATCAACAAGTACGTGTTTAAAGTAGCAACAACCTATAATGGTGATTGGTACGAAGAACAGGAGATTGTGCAGTATGAGGAAAGCGAAGCAGCGGCACGAGCAAGATTGCAGCCAGAGCTAGAGCGTATCGTTTTGTCAGGACACGCACTAGAGGATGTTAAACTGATTGAAGAGATTGACTTAAATGAGATTCCAGATACAGGAAATGAAGGAGTTGGTTGCTGATTTAGAAATTGCAGAAGGTGAAACATCACATATTCACCATTGCAAAGAAGGACACAACAACGACAGACTTTACATCTCAAACAAAGAAGATTGTTATTTGTTCTATTGTCACCATTGTGGAAGCAAGGGTAAATTGGACAAGCATCTTAAACACTACCACAGGCATGTTACACCAAAGGCTAAGCCTAAGTATGTGTCAGCTAATCCGCCGGATGACGCTGTTTACAAGACATCACAGTTTCCGGTAAAAGCAATTGCATGGTTGGCAAAAGCTAAACTCAATCTAACTCAAATCGAACAGCAAGGTATGTGGTGGAGTGAGAAGTTACAGCGTGTAGGGATTCCAGTGGTGGCAAATGGCTATCAGGGTTTCATCGCTAGAAACATAGATGCAGATGGAGCTAAGTATTTAGTTAAACGGAAAGACGATCAGAAGTTTATCTTTAGACGTAGACCAAAGAAAGACAGTAGGACAGTGGTGATTGTAGAGGATGCTCTTTCTTGTATCAGGTTGAGCTATGCAGGTTATAACGCAGTAGCATTGCAAGGCACATCACTAACTGATACAATGCTCTCTTACTTACTAGATCATTACGACAATTTTATTGTATGGCTTGATGATGACAAGCCAGAAGTTAAGATAAAGCAAGTGAAGCTAAAACAGGAATTAGATTTATTTGGCAAGGTGTCAATGCGTAAGACACCAAATGACCCCAAGGAGTATACAGCAGATGAGCTTAGACTTATTGTCGGTAATGTCTGATCGTAGTAATTACGACAGATTTAGCCGTTTCATTAAACCTAACACTCTACCGAAAGAAGCTAAGACATTGATGGCTGATATTGGTGAGTGGTTTAAAGAACATCCGAACAGTGAATATATTGATTGGAGTATGTTCGATGAGTGGTTTCGTATTGTTCGTCACAGTAATTACAAAGAGGAGCAATTCAAGACATTTGATCGTATCATTGAACGCTTAGATGGTTATGAGCCTACAGAGCTACACGATGCAATCATTCAGAAGTATATCGCACAGGACTATTGCAAACGTATTGCCGATGTCGCTCTACAGGGAGCCGAAGGCGGGACGATTGACATGTCAGATATATCTACCCTAGTGGATGGATACAATGACGAGTCACAACGCGCCCTAGAGCTTGAGAAGTATATTGTTGGTAATGGTATTAAAGGACTTGTCGAAGAGGTAATGGATCATGGTTATGATTGGCGGCTTGATTGCCTTAATCGCAGCATTGGTAATCTTCGCAAAGGTAAGTTGGTATGCTTCGCTGCGCGTCCCAACACAGGCAAGACGACGTGGCTTGCATCAGAAGCAACATTCATTGCAGGACAGCTACCGGAAGACAAGGATGTAATATGGTTTAACAACGAGGAAGCAGGTGCAGATGTTCGCATGCGTATCTATCAGGCAGCACTGAAGAAAGACGATCAGTGGATTAGAAATAACATTGATGATGTTGAGCGTTTGTATGGTGAAGCTGTGAACGGTGGTATTAACAAGATCAAGGTGATTGATCTAGCTACCCTATCAACTAAGGATGCAGAGGAAATCTTACGCAACTACAATGCGGGCTTGATTATCTTTGACCAGTTATGGAAGGTACATGGTTTTGAGAAGTCACAGAGTGATACAGCTAGACTAGGCAGTATCTTCCAGTGGGCGCGTGAGATTAGTAAACAGTATGCGCCAGTGATTACGGTGCATCAGGTTAAGACAGAAGGCGAAGGTGTGAAGCAACTAGATCAGTCTATGCTTTACATGTCAGGCACAATTGTTCAAGGTGAGGTGGACAGTCTATTGATGATGGGTAGATCACACAGTGACGAAGACAGTAACAAGCGTTACATTCATGTTGCTAAGAACAAAGGTGCTTATGGTAATAAAGTGGATAAGAAGCTGAACGAGGCTACTTTTGTAACGAACATTCACCCTGACATCGCTACATTTACTTGGATGGGATAATGTTTTTTGAAATTTATCAGATTGTGATTTTGTTAGGCGTGTTCGGATACGGACTACGATATGTATATCAACAGGGCTATTATCAAGCATGTTATGAAGTGGCTAATAAAATCATCATAGTGACAGCAGAGGATGAAGATGAATAGGTTATTGTTTCTCGACACAGAGACAACTATCTACAACACAGGAGATCAGAGCGTTGGAAACTTTAGTGCAAACCCACACCATGCTGATAACCGTATTGTTTATACTGGTTGGGCATTTGATAATCGACAAGTACACTGGTTGAAGGGTGTACCTGACTTCTTTGAGAATCCGCCGCAAGCTTTGATTTGTCAGAACATTGCATTCGACTTGCTGTACTTGTTACATGACAAGCAGTATGGCGATGATTGGCGAGAGTGGACACGCAAAGGATTCATTTGGGATACGATGTTGGCGGAATACCTAATTACAGGACAGGACACAACACGAGGTCATTTGTCATTAGACTACATGTCACAGAAGTATGGTGGCACGTTGAAAGACAGCCGTATGAAAGAATACTGGGAGAACGGTGTGTCTACTGAGGACATTCCAGAAGAAGAAATTGTACCTTATCTGATTGGTGACGTGGAAAATTTACGCATCATCTATAATGCACAGCGTAAAATTGTAGATGAGATGGGAATGTTTGAATTGGTGGTTAGTCAGATGCAAGCTAGACTTGCTACGATTATGATGGAGTATAATGGCATGAGCTTTGACCTGAAGTTAGCACACGAAGAGAAGCTTAAACTACTACCACAGCACGAGGCAGTGACACAAGAGGTCGTGGAACTGATGGCTAGACGTACAGGATGTGATGTTGAAGAACTGAATCCAAACTCAACACAACAGCTATCAGCTGTATTGTTCGGAACTGAGTTTAAGGTGAAGCGTGATATGCCTGTAGTAGATGAGGAAGGTAATCCTGTTATTTACAAGTCAGGTAAACGTAAGGGTGAGCAAAAGACAAAGAAACAGGACATCATCATTCAACCTGAAGGTATCTTTCGACATACAAAGAAATTGAATGATCGTGGCATTCATCCTGTAGGTGACGATGTGCTACGTAAACTTGAGCATCCTATCCTTTCAAAGGTGTTAAAGATGCGGGAACTGACTAAACAGATTAGTACGTATTTCGATGGCTACTCTAATCTTGTATGGTCAGACGGATTGATACATGGCAACCTAAACCATTGTCAGACAGCAACAGGTAGATTGAGCAGCAGCAATCCCAATCTACAGAATATTAGTAATAAGGAGAGCGAGGCATGAAGTGCAAAGCATGCGGTGCGACAGTGAATACGTCTCGTTGGATGTATTTTGCAGATGAATCAGAACAGCCTAGACCTAAGAAGAAACAGACCGAGGAGTTATGCTCTCTCTGTTTAGGTGAGGCTAAGACAGCATACTATGAAATGTTTGACAAAGACCCGCAAGTCATTGAATTTGAATGTAAAAACATGTGGAAAGAGGGGTTAAAACAGGAAGGTGATCCATTATACATCTTGACAAACGGTGATGAAGATGCTACCTTATTAATAGACCTAGAGAACTTCTCTCTCGGAACTGAGGAATAACATGATTAAACAGGGAATCATTAAAAGAATTCATGTGAATCAGCACAACATTCGTCATAATAGCAAACATGATGACAAGCTTCCTGTACTTACTGTGAAAACAAGTAAAGAAAATATCAAGTGTGATAAAGTTGTTATTCATGGTAGCAGTGAAATTGTGTACTCACCAGATAAGCCATTAGCATGCGGTGCTAAGGTATGGATTGAAACCACAGCAGAGGTTGATACGGAATGATGAAGAATAAATGGGGTGTTGATAGGTTTGATCTTGAAACTGCTATGATGAAAGTAGCTATGACACAAGATGACATCATGCTAATAGCAGAAACAGCGTACAATGACGATTGGAATGCAGACAAGACTATGAATGCTTGGATTGGATTAGCACACTTACTAGAAGCTCGCACACTTAAACAAGAAGTGATATTTTCTAAGCTATTCGAGATAGATGGATACGAACCTCATAATTGGGATGAGGATAGGATGGATATTATCGGCAGGAACGGTAACAACGGCGAACATTACAATGACGATTAATATCAAGAAATGTTTTAAGTCTAGGTGGACTGACGGCTTTATTGTAGAAGCCGACTTTTCGCAGCTTGAGGTGGTAGGAGCTGCAATTGTATCAGGTGACAAGAACATGAAGCAGGATTTGCTAGATGGTATTGACAGCCACAGCCAATCAGCAGCATGGCTTAATCCTAAATACAGCTACGAGGAAATCTTAGCAGGGTATAAGGCAGAGGATAGCTTCTTCACAAAGCTACGTAAGAATGCCAAAGGACCTCGCTTTGAACTACAATATGGTGCAGGTGCTAAATCTATTGCAGAGAATAACAACCTGACTAAAGATGAGGCACAGGGATTCATTGATAGATATTATGAACGCTATTCAATGTTGAAAGACTTTCAGAACAAAGTAATGCAGGAGGTAGATGAGAGCTTACAGCCAATTGATGAGTATTACAGTGGACACCAAGTCCAACAAGGAACATATAAATCTATAACGGGTAGACGCTACACATTTAAACAACAGAAAGCCCCTAAGTTTTTACAAGACAGAGGTGTGATGTTGTCAATTAGCCCTACTCAAATTGCAAACTATCCGATGCAAGGCTTTGCAACAGGTGACATCGTGCCAGAGACATTAGGCAGACTACACAGAGCAATATCAGCAGACGATCAGTTATGGAATAAGTGCTTACCAATTAATACTGTACATGACAGTGTGATATTTGATGTACATGAGAGTGTATTGAAACGTGCAGGACTAATCATCCGAGACACAATGCAAGCAGCTCCTAAGTGGATGAAGACACGATTTGGTGTTGACATTGACTTACCATTGAATGTTGATGTAGAGTATGGTAAAGATTGGAACAGCCTTACCAAACTAGAGGTATAGAATGATTGATATTCAGGAAGAGATAGATGAATTAGAACGTGCAAGGGATCGGCTAGAACTGATCCGAGATGAAATAGAAGCAATTATTGAAATGCTTCGATCTAAAAACTTACATGAGGAAAACGAAGATGGCTAAAGTTAGCGGTGTAGTAGAAGCGTCACATCAAAGTAAATTTGAGGATGACAAATGGTCAATGAAAGTTAATGGTGTGTATTACAATCAAAAGAAGAAATGGTTAGATTGCACTCCAAACTCAGGAGATGTTGTAGAGTTTGACAATGGTGGTTCTAAGTATATCCAGAACCTACGCATAGTAGGTGCGGGTGAAGTACCAACTGCAAGCTCTTCACCTAAACCACGTAGTGTTAATAGCTCTCCTGCGGGACGTACATTCCCTGTAGGTAAGTCAGCACCTGAGCGTACAATTAATCGCCAGAATGCGCTTACAGCAGCTGTGAACTACTGCAATGATAATCACAGTCCTGAGCAAGTTATCGACATTGCCCGTATGTTTGAAGCATACACCACAGGTGATTTAGATAAGTCTGAAGAGGACATGAAGCGTGAGCAACTCGGCATCGAATAAACGCATTGTTCACATTGATGGAGACATCATTGTTTACAGCGTAGGCTTTGCAGCCAACGATGACCCTGTAGAGAATGCTCTGCACTCAGTGAAGATATTAATTAAATCAATCACTGATGCTACAGAAGCAGACGAATACGTTGTTCACTTAACAGGTAAGGGTAACTTCAGGAATGAGTTAGCTACCATTCAAGGGTACAAGGCAAACCGCAAGGATGCGGCTAAACCTGTGCATTATGATGCAATACGAAACTATCTAATAAATCATTGGGGAGCTTTCGTTACATATGGTCAGGAAGCTGATGACACGATAGGTATTGAAATGACAAGACCATCCGATCACACCCTGATTTGTGCATCACTTGATAAAGACTTGGAGATGATTGTAGGAGAGCATTACAATTGGCGTAAGAAGGAACACTACCATATTTCGCCAGATGATGCTGATAAATTCTTCATCATTCAACTATTGACAGGCGATAGTACGGATAACATTCCGGGCTTGAAGCGAATCACAGGTAAGGTTGCCAGTAAGTCTATCAAGGACTACTGCATTGAACCTGACAATTTCACATCGTGTATCGAACGTGTCTATGAGACATATAGAGAACACGCACCCGACTTAGACGTTTGTAAAACACTAAGCGAGATAGGCAATCTATTATGGATAAGACGTTATGGCTATAAAACGTGGGAAGACTACGCGGCAGAAAGTACCCCGAACGAGAGCAGGGAACACTTGGACGGAGAGTCAGTATTGGGGATTCATCAGATCGGGACTGAGGTCGAAGAGCAGTCGATACCCAGTGAAGTATCAGGTGATGAACGATGCGAAGAGACTTTGCAAGAAGAAGGGCAGACAGAAGTATGAATACCAATGTGCAGCCTGTAACAAGTGGTACAAAGGGGCAGATGTTCAAGTTGACCACATTGTACCTTGCGGTAGTTTAAAGTCATATGATGACTTACCACGTTTTGTAAAACTTATGTTTTGTGAAGCTGATAACTTACAAGTATTATGTAAAGACTGTCACCAAGACAAGACGAACAAAGAACGAGAGGAACGAACGTGAAATGGGTATTAGTATTTATTTACACAAAGTCTTTAATTCCTGAGATAGGGTGGTATGGTGATTACGATACCATGACGCAATGCTTTGAAGAGCGAGAGAAATTGGTAGAAGCTGTAGGTAGACCAATTGTTAATTACCAATTTGTATGCGTACATACGGAGCGTAAAGATGTTAAAAACCCTAATTCTTGATATAGAGACAGCACCTAAACGTGCATATGTGTGGCGAATGTGGAAAGAGAATGTGTCATACAGCCAGTTGATTAGTGATTGGTTTATGCTAACATGGTCAGCTAAGTGGCATGGTGAGAAGCATATCTATGGTGATAAGCTTTCACCTAAAGAAGTGAATGAAGAAAACGATTATCGTATTGTACACTCACTACGAGATATGATGGATGAGGCAGATGTTATTGTTGCACACAACGGTGATAAGTTTGACTTACCTTCTATTAATACACGCATGGTGGTTAATGGTATTACACAACCTTCCCCTTATCGCAGTGTTGACACACTGAAGATTGCAAAGCGTAATTTCAAGTTCAGTAGTAATAGGCTTGATTATCTAGGTGAGATACTTGGCTTAGGTCGTAAGCTAGACACAGGTGGTTTTGACTTGTGGGCTAGATGTATGGCAGGTGAGGCAAAAGCTTTTCAAGAAATGCTTGACTACAATATGCAAGATGTGGTATTGTTAGAAGCTGTTTACGATGAGCTACGTCCTTATCATAAGACACATCCTAATCAGGGTGTAACAAGTGATGTACCTGTTTGTCCTAAGTGTGGTGGACAGCACATGCAGAAGCGTGGCTACTCTGTTACACAGGTGAGTAAGTATCAGCGTTATCAGTGTCAGGACTGTGGATCATGGGCGAGAGGTCGTACCAATCTACGTGACAAAGAAGAAATGAATGCAACACTATTGGGAGTATGATATGTTTCCAGATGATGATGAATTAACCTATGATGATTACCAGACTGCACGTAAAGTTGTGCAGATTGGTGGAAATCACTACGTTAAAGAGATTCAACCTTGGGATGCTATGCAATCATGGATGACAAGTATGGAATTTAAAGGATTCCTTCGTGGTAATGTTATCAAATATGTAGCTCGCTACAAAGAAAAGAACGGTGTAGAAGACTTAGAGAAGGCTATGCACTATTTAGATAAATTGATCCAAGAAGAAGAAAGAGAATGATTCAATTATACACACCAAAGTCTACATTCACTGTGGACTATCCAGAAGCAGTACAGTTTGCAGACAAGCAAGCGTCTATCTTTTGGCCTCACAATGAGGTTAAGGTAGGTAAGGACAAGCAAGATATTTTGGTGAACATGACAGAAGCTGAACGACATGGTGTTATCACTGTTCTAAAGCTGTTCACTAAATACGAGCAAATTATTGGTGATGAATTTTGGACTGACTTTGTCTTTAAGAAGTTTCCACGTCCTGCTGACATTCAGCCTATGGCTGCTATGTTTGCAGCAATGGAATTACAGGTACATGCTAAGTTCTACAGCAAGTTGAATGAAGAGTTAGGCTTAGCTACCGATGAGTTTTATGATGAGTACACACATGACAAGGTGTTGTCAGATCGTATCAAGTTTCTACATGATACCCTTGATGATAAGGATGACCTGAAAGCATTAGGTGGTTTTGTGTTTGCTGAAGGTGCAATCTTGTACACAAGCTTTGCTTATCTAAAACACTTCCAGAGTCAAGGTAAGAACAAACTATTAAACGTCGTAAGTGGTATTAACTTTTCAGCACGTGATGAGGCATTGCATTCAGAAGCTGCGGGATGGTTATTCCAAACATTAAAGAAGGAGTTAAAAGATGCGGGAAAAATTGATGAAGCGTATGAACAAGCTTTATACAAGCATATCGTACTGGCTGCTACGGAAGTCTATAAGCATGAAGAAGCGATAGTTGAAAAGATATTCGCTAAAGGACGAGTTGAAGGCATCACAGAAAAGCAACTCCTCCACTTTGCTAAGAGCCGTATTAATGTCTGTATGCGTAATATGGGATACGATAATCTTTATAAAGTCGAGTATAATCCGGTTGGTGAATACTTTTATAAAGGGGTGAACGGATTCCAAGCTACAGATTTCTTTAACAGTCAAGGTCGTGAGTATCAACGCGATTGGTCAGAGAAAGGATTTGCATTTTGAGCAACATTTACAACAAACTCCGAGAAGAGAGGATGCATCTACTAGAGCAGGACTTAGTACCTGAGTGGATGAGTACAGCAGGTTATCAACTCTTTAAAGAGAAGTATTTGTATCAAGCAGACAATCCTCGTGAACAATACGAACGGATTGCTGCCACGCTCTCAGCACATACTGAAGACCCTAACATGTGGCGTGACAAGTTCTTCCACCTTCTATGGAAGGGATGGCTTAGCCCATCTACACCTGTATTAGCTAACACTGGTACAACACGTGGACTTCCTGTATCATGTGCAGGTACGTATATCTCTGACAACTTAGACAGCATCTACAATGCTAAGCATGAAGTAGCTATGCTGACTAAAGCAGGATTCGGTACTGCTTCCTATCTAGGTGATCTACGAGGACGTGGTGATAGTATTTCTGTAGGCGGCAAGTCTTCAGGACTACTACCCATCATCGAAGGATTCCAGAAGGACATGGAGTATGTATCACAAGGTACAGCACGTAGAGGTAGTTGGGCAGGTTATGTACGAATTGACCACAAGGACTTTGATGAGGTTTGCGACTATCTATTCGCACACCCCGATGGAAACAACATTGGTTGGGTTGTCGGTGATGATTTTATTGATGACCTGAGACAAGGAGATGAAGAAGCTATACGCCGTTACGGTAAAGCCATGAAAACAAAGATGGTTACAGGTAAAGGTTATTTCTTCTTTGACGATAAAGCCAATAACAAGCGTCCACAATGGTACAAGGATCAAAACCTAGACATTAAGTCTAGTCAGTTGTGCTCTGAAATCATGCTGCATAGCAGTGAAGAATACACATACACTTGTGTACTATCTTCAATGAATCTGTCTAAGTGGGATGAATGGAGAGAAACAGATGCTGTATTTCAAGCAACAGTGTTCTTAGATGCTGTAGTTCAAGAGTTCATTGAACGTGCTAAGAATATGGCAGGGCTTGAGAAAGCAGTGGCATTCACTAAGAACAGTAGAGCATTAGGCTTAGGTGTTTGTGGATTCCACTCTTATCTTCAGCAAAACTTAATTCCGTTTGAGAGCTTTGAAGCTCACCAATGGAACACTAATGTCTTTGTTCATTTAGACACCGAGTCACGTCGAGCATCAGAATACTTAGCTCGAACATGGGGTGAACCTAAATGGATGAAAGGCTATGGGATGGCTAACACCCACCGATTAGCAGTTGCACCAACTAAAAGCACAGCGTTAATTATGGGCGGTATTAGCGAAGGCATTAATCCTGACACAGCAATGGTTTATACACAACGCACACCTGCGGGTGAAGTTGATCGTATCAATCCTGCTCTGTTGCGGTTGATGAAAGAGAAAGGCGTGTACAACCAAAAGAACATCGAAGAAGTACGAGATGCTCATGGCAGTGTTCAACACGTCGATTGGCTAGACGACGATGAGAAGCTTGCTTTCCGTACAGCATTTGAGATTGATCAGGATGCTGTAATCCGGTTAGCTAGTAACAGAGGACGTTGGATAGACCAATGGCAAAGTTTAAATCTATTCTTTGCAGCAGGTGAAGATGAGGGCTACGTGAACAGTATTCACAAGAAAGCCTTCCTCGATCCTAACATTCTTGCTCTGTACTACGTGTACAGTAAAGCAGGAGTAATCACTAACAAAGACGAATGTCTTGCATGTCAATAAAGGAAACTATTATGAAAAACATTATCGCAATCGCAGCTATCGTAGCATCTTCAGCATCATTTGCTTTCATGGATAACACTCACTCAGGCACTGAGGGTGGTATGGCTAACTCAATTGAGAATAAAACCACTGGTAATGCAGAAGCACGTGGTACTGCAAACTTCACCATGTCATTCTCAGGTTCAGCAAAAGCTATCGGTGACTTCTTGTCTGACACCTTTGGTCAACAAGCTGTAGACGGTGCAGCTGCCTCACAAGATAAGTAAGGCATAAAAAAAGGGGAGCTAATTGCTCCCCTAATTCTTACCATTTGACTTTGTTAGCCCAGTAAGCTGCTGACATCTTTCCTTTCGAGATGTTCTTCTTATGTCTCGCCTTAAAAGACTTCCTACGGGCTTTCTCAGCCGCTGTCTTAGGACTTTTACCCGCACCCTTTACTCCCTGTTGTCCGAAACGAATAAGCTTCTCTTTGCCGCCCTCACAGGCTTTCACAACGTGTGATTTCTTAGGATGAGAAGGTGTTCGCCTTGGCTTATTGCAAGGCATATTCTTCTTGCTTGTAGTCTTTTTCTTAGGCATTAATAACCTCGCTTAGCCTTACTTTTTGCTTTGCTTTTCTTAGCTCTCTCACCACGTTTAGGTAATTTAGGTGCTTTAGATTTAGTCATTTTCTTGCCACGACCAGAATAATTCATAGTTATTTCCTCTTTTTTCCACTAGCTGTTGTAGACCACTTTACTTTTCTTGGACCAGTTTTCTTACTGGCTTCTTTCTTGCTGATTTTAGAAGCAACTTTTTTAGGTCTGCATGCAGGATATGGTCTCTTAGAACCACCCTTAGCACTTTTACGACCACAAGGTTTGCCAGTTTTGACATCAGTCCATTCTTCACTAAACCACTTACCGAGTCCACCTTTCTTACTTTTTGCCACGTTTAGCTACCTTGTTGTTTCCACCTTTCCAACCACCACCTTTTTCCTTGTACCACTTAGCAGCCCAAGCATTAGCGTATGCGGATGGATAAACTTTAAATTTCTTTTTAGCAGCAGCTTTAGCTCTCGACCAAAGTTGCGGATTAGTTGGAGTTGATTTAGACATTACTTCCTCTTCTTTTTGTAACCAGAGGCATAAATAGCTTTACCTTGCTTTTCAGCAGCAGCCTTAGTCTTATACACTTTTCCAGACTTGCCCCACTTATACCCACCTTTAACTTTGTGTACAGGCATCACTTCTTCCTTGGGCGACCACCCTTTCCACCGTTGTCAGCTCTGTTAGCACTGCGTGAACGAACACGAGTATTGCTACGAGAATTACTCCCACCAGAGCGCAACGGTTTTTTATGATCCACGTCTTTACCATCGCCTTTCCTCACTTTACCAGAAGCCATTGCACGTTTACGTGCTGTGTTTCTTTTTGCTCTCTTCTTCTTTTGAGAAGGTTTGCTGTGATACGAGTCGTATTCTTTCTTATAGTTTCTTGCCATGTTCCTCTACCTTATCGGCTGCCCACTTCTTCAATCCACCAACAGTCTTAGCTTTGTTGACAACACTCTGATTGTTTTTTATTGATCTTTCAGACATAACATCTTCAAGTTTTGTATCATCATCACCTTGTAGTACATCAAGCCCAACACCTAAGCCTAAGAAGTGAGTGATATACAGGTTTGTTTCATTCACAGGAATGTTACGCCTCTGCATCCCTTGAGCATTTTCATCAGCCATGTACCCTGCCATTCGACGAGAAACTACAGGATCATAACGTAAATCCAATAATTCTTTATCAGACTTACCTTGTTTTAGTTCTGGCTCATACTTATTCACAAAGTCTAAGAATGTCTTGTCTAGAAATTGGTAGTGTCCTGCTGCACCAGAGGTTTCATTAAATGCTTTCGGATCATTACTAGATTCAATTGACCTAGAAATATCTAGATAACGAGAGTATTTTTCTTGCTTTTGAGGAGATGGTAGTGGAGCACCACTGGTTAGTGATTCCTCATATGCTTGTTGCTCAACATCATCCTGAGTGTATGTAAACTCTCTATTGTTTTGTTGCTCAAGAAATTGAATAACTTCATAGTCCTGTGTATCATCAGGAAAGTTATAATTAATACCTTCGTAATTAACATCCATTACTTAAATCTCAACTGTCCATTTTCATCTCGTACAACTTCACGAGCTTCTTGCTGCATTGCCATGCCCATTTCTTGCTCACGAGATGGTAGAGGTAGATTACTGATTTGCTGACTTAAACGACCTGAACGCTTCAGCACCTGAACAGCTACTTCATTACGAGGTTGATTGTACAAATTACTGGTAGCTGAAATGATTTTATTCAATGAAGCAATCGGACCTGCATTAATCCTTGCCATTTTCTTCTTCATCTTACGCATCATATTCTGTTGTTCTGATCCAGTTAGTTGATTGTTTAATGCCCATTCTGTTGCAGCACGTTCGTTGATGCGGACAACCACTTGATCACCTTGCAACTCTGGATAAACAAATGCAGTGGTTTCTGGACTATCTACGTTCTCAACATCCGATGGATAGGATGTGCCTTCTAGAACACGTTGAAGACTATTAGCTGCACCATTACCTGCACGTTGTACATGCTTTGCCATAAGATCATTAATTGACATTTTAGCTTGAGGAGCATTTTGTAATGCTTGGCGCATACCCTCTGCTGTAGAAGGTGAGTTTAAAACATCAATGAAACTATCCACTACTTCTGGTTTATAGCTATCTCCATCTTCAAGCATTGTAGCTATATTCTCAATAATCTTGATTGAAGTGTTACGGCTTTCTTCTGTAGTAACATCAGTAGACAAGATTTTAGTTAGAGGCTGCACCAATGAACGAACGTCATCAGCTGTAGCAGCTTGTTGTTTTTCCTTAGATGGTGCAGTAGGAAGTTTATTAGGATTGTCAGGATCAGGTAGAGCAGTAGCAAAAGTTTTCATGCTCTTCGATAACAGTTTGTTAAATATTTCTACAGGAGCATTACTATTTTTTAGTATTTCAGCCACTGCAACATACGCTTTAAGCTCTGGAGATTTGTATATCTCTTGTTTAATCGTTTCAGTCTCAAACGCATTCCAGTTTTTAAGACTATCAATTGTAGTCTTACCTTCTATCAAATCAATATAGTCTTGATAGGGAGCTACAATACGTGTTAAGATGTCTTCAAATTGGTCTCGTGTATCAAATCCTGCTGCATATTTTTCATAAATAGAAGCAGCAGCACGTTGTGAACTTTTTAACTCTGTGATTAAAGCTGTACGATCATCTTGAGACATATTAGAAATGGTTTGAGCACTAAGCTCAGCACCATTTAAATATTTATTTACTGTTTGTTGAGCACTTGTTCGGCTTGTACCTGCATAACCTATTTGAACACTTGGATCACTGAAGTGTTTAGAATTAGCTTTATCAACAGTATCTTGTTTAACAGCACCAATTTTAGCTGTTGTTTCTAATGATTTAAGCTGCATTTCTTTAAGGTTATTACTAGATCGAATCTCACTCAAAGCCATGTATTTTTCTTGACCTTCTTTAGTGTACACTTCCCCCGGAAGCATACCAAAGTTTGTCACAGAATCATTTGCTACTTGTGTAAGAATACGCTCTGCATCAGCTTCTTCTTCAGCCATACGAGCAAAGGCAGTTTTAGCACCTTGACCTGCCGGATCAATACCAATAATACTAGCAGCAGCCTGTCTAAATTCACGCTCTAGTCCCGGAGTTCTAGCAATCTGCTGCTTCAACAAAGCTTCAGCTCGT